CTTCTCAAAATGCTCAGCAGGAGCGTGACTTCTCGTTCCGTCTTCATGAGAGATTGCATAGCCATACTGCCTGCCAGGCGGTACGTTCTCCGCCTTTACCAGTTCACAATTGATATAATTCATCACAACGCATCCGCCTCCTTCCATGCTTCGTAGATCTTAGGACCCTGAATCGCAAACCAGTCAACAACAACTTCGGGAAAGCCTTCATCCCTTACATCGAAATGGGCTTGCAGGCCGGATTCCATATGGAAGGCATGCACGATCTCGTGCCGGATCACCTGTTTCTGATAAGCATCGAAGTTGGATACCTGTCTGGGATCCGGATCGTCGTCCTGTTCGATGATGACAATCTCCTTTGTCGTTTTGTCGCAGTAGCCGTCTGCTTCTTCAAAGATCGGTTCCTCGCTCTTCTTCTTGAAGAGGATCGCATACGGTGTCCCAAGAACATTCACTACTTTTTCTTTCATGCTAATGCTTCACCTCTGTTGATCACTCTTCATACAATGTGCCAGTCATCGGCCAGCATATCTGCCTGCGAAGCAAGCCAGCCCAGCTGCACGCCGGATGTACCGACAAACGCAAGCGCCTGGTTCCCGATCGCATCGTGTTCAGCATTGACGATTTCGCCGGAAGCATTCGTATAGCTGATTGCCTTTGCGAGCTCCACATACTGGTCTTTTCCGTTCCATCCTGCTCTCGTCACGCGCTCTCCATCCTTGACGCGTTTGATCGCTTCTCCGAAATCGAATGTTTCCATTACAACTTCTTCCTCTCTCTCCTCCTTTCATTTTGGCATTAAAAAAGCGCCTTTCAGCGCTCAGCTACTGTTCCTTCTATTCGCCCATACCGCTTTCTGCGATATGCTCCGTCCGAAGCCGTTGACACGCACCCTCGAGTTCTCTGCATCGCGGCCGGTCTGATTGAGGAAATCCTTCAGCCTTTGCTCCTTCTGCTTAAGGATTGAGCTTTCCTCCGCAAACTTCTCTTTCAGGTGCTTCTTTGTCTCTTCATCTGTCGCACCATCTTCGGCTGCTTTGGCCGCTATAGCGCGTCGCTTGGATTCTCTGATGCTCCTTTCCATAGCTCTTTGGATCTGCGATGCTTCGTAATCCGTGTAATCCTCGCCATTGTACTGGACAGTGTGCGTCCGGTACCAAGCAAGCTTATCGGACGAATAGGCACGATCGCTGAGTCCCGGGAAAAACGGATAGAAACTGTGCCGGCAGTTAATACCGCACAAGCCTCCAGCGGTCCCGTATCCCGTCGATTCCTCAAAGTTAGGGTATTCCCTTGTGGCACCTACAATCTTGAACACACGGCCCTGCCAGGCGGCATGAGAGGGCCTTGCGCCGGGGTGTGCACTGGTCTCATAGTATTCTGCCCCCAGCTGGTCGGCGTTCATCTCGGTGATCTTCCCTGCTGTCTGGTTGAGCGAGGTCATGATGTTCCTGCGGATGGCAACGTCCAGCTTGTCGCGCCTTTTGGGGTACTGTACTGTCGCGCCTTCCTGTGCCGCGCCCTTAACAGCGTTCCATATAGCCTCCTGCGGGCTGAACGCCCCGGATGCCGCCTGCATGTACGCCTGATTGCACATCTCGTAATAGAGGTTTCCTCCCGTCACACCAGCGGTGAGGGTCAGGTTTTCAATATCACCTGCAGTCCGTCTAAACGTCGCTTCAATAAGCTGGCGCATCGGAGGCGTCAGGTCCAATTCCACCTCATAACCGTTGCTGATCAGCGGGGCGGCGTTGGTTTCAATGTTGATGAATGCCGATTCCTGGAACAGCCTGCGGATCTCCTCCTCTGTCCTGCCGCTCATCTGCGATACCCTTGTAATGATATCCTGCTGCACAGCTCCGATCTCGCGGATAACTTTGTACTGCCAGTCAGCTGTATATGTCAGAGTCCCTGTCTTTGCTATCCTCCTCGCTATGTCAGCGATGATCTGGTCTTCAAGATCCTGATACAGCTTAATCAGCGGGTCAGCACATGATTCGAGATATTCCGGGCTAAGCATGGCATCACCGCCTTACTCTCTTCCGAACATGCTCTCGGGATCCGGAGCAGCTTCCGGCATCATCTCCAGAGCTTCTTCCTCAGTACACCCGAAATACCACGCAAGGAACAGCTCCGGGCGGAGTTTGTTGCTCAGCACCATTGACCAGCGTCTCTGGTATTCCACATCTGTGTCCTCAAGGATCCCGTCTCCAAAGGTGATGGATGTCTCGATGTTCCCTGCCGGTGCCATACCGTACAGAATAGCGATCTCCTGTATCGCCAGCACGAGGTTCTGCAGGCCGTCGTTCCATTCGTCCTGCATGAGGGATACCGTATGGTATGACCTCTGCTTTGACGCCTTGATCTCTGTCGCAGTCTTTTCAATCTCCTGTGCGTGGCTCAGTGTACCGTATGCCAGTCCGCAGAGCCACTCAATCTTGAAAAGATGTTCGTTGAGGCCGTTGAACTGCGATGTATCCCTGATCTCCGGAGCATACGGCGTAAGGAGCTGCTTCTCCGCATTCCTGCGCATGGCATATGTCCTGAACAGCCTCTCTTTGCCCTCCGGGAGCTTGGGCCTTCCGTTACGATCTACATCAAAGAGTGTTTCATCCGCATCAATCGCCGCCTCTGTTGCCTCGTATTCCCACACTACACGGCCATACTGCTCGTCTGCCGCCTGGATCTGCTCGGTGGCCAGTGAGTACACCGATATCCCCAGAGGACTTTCTGTATCAACCGTGTTCGGCATGGGTACCTTGATGTAAACGAATAGCGGTGCCTGCATTCCGTCCATTGTGGTCTCCGGCTCGATACCGGCCCACTCGTCAACCTGCGTCAGCGGGATCTCCTTCTGCAGGAGGCTGTCAAGGGTGAAGTTGTCGGCTCCGTTCACCTGCTGCATCTTGGCCATGTACGCCTTGTTGGTGACCCTGTACTGGAGGCCTTTCTTCTCGTGATACTCAAGCCTTGTATATACAGTGTCGCCGTCGTATTTGTACTGCGCGAATACCGCAGCGGTGACGTTCCCGGAGCTGTCAAAGTCAACAGGGAAGAAGTCGTCCGCATGGATCCAGTCCACGCCCACGGTGGTCGGCTGGTGGGTGATAGAGTCTACGTCCGTAGGGTAGACCTTGGCCACGATGCCGCCGAGGGCACAGTACAGGGAAACCTGTCGGAACTTCTCCTTCAGTGCGCGCTTGACCTGCGCATCGACAAAGGTCGCCATCGCGGATCCGGAGCACTCCATGTGGAACTCCGTAAGGATGAGCCTCGCGAACTCCGCAGAGATTGACGCAGGAAGGTTCAGTGTGATCACGTCTCCCTTCTTCCATGGCGGACGATCCTTGTACATGTCCATCCACTCTTCTACGGCTCGCTTCATTACTTCGGATTCTGCAATCCGAACATGTAATTCCCGTTCTACACTGGCTTTAGGAAGCATGGCTCTCACCTTCCCTTTCAACCAGTTCCATATATCTTGCAAAATCACTGATAGTAATCACCTCCATCTGACATCGGGCCGCAAGCGCCCGGCGTCTGCCGTTATCTTTTTCTCTTGATAAATCTGTCGATATCTCCTTCGAAGCTGTACTCAAACGCATCCATTGAATCGATGTCGGATGTGCCATCGTCCAGTCGTACATTCTCGGTCAGCTTTTTGGGATCCCAGACAGCAGTACCGATCGCGCTCTGCAATGACTTGGTATCGGATTCGACATACTTGAACCGGTTCTGTGCTGACATGGTTGACAGTGTGAAGATGCGGTCGTTGATGATATCCTTCAGCGCATCCATCACCCTGATATTGCCAAGGCTGTTCTCAGCGAGCGCATTCCTTAGTCCTCTAATCAGCACCTGCTCGGCGCTGTCGCAGTAGATCGCAGTCACATAGCCGTATATCCGCAGGATCTCCCGGACGAACGCGACGAACAATCTTCCAAGCTCCTTCGGATCGATGTCTTTGATTTTCTCGCCTGTGTCTTCATCGCTCTCACCTTCCACATACCGCCTCGACCTTAGAGCATACAGCTCACCGTAGCCCGGAGTAATCCCGGACGCAACAAAAGCATGGCCGGAGCCGTTGCCTCCGAAGTCGACGCCGATCACGATCTGCATGAACTGTGTCCTCATGGCCATATCCCTGGTCACCGCATTGGGCTTTGTCTCTCCTCTCGGCAGG